AGTGGAGAAAAATTAACATGGAAAGAAAATATAAACTTTCGGTTACAAGCGACACAACCGATATCAACGTTCTTAGTGTAAATGCAGATGAAGTGGCTCGTATTGTTCAACTGGCAGGTATTATAGAACCAAGCACCCCAACTAGCACAGTTGTTGCTACAGTAAACCCTATTTCAGCTACACCGGTTGCAAGGGCCGACACAATGTCAGCCAACGACACAGGTGCAGAATTTGACACAGACATGGATGTCATGCGTAAGAATGCTGGAATGGCAGTTCCTGCACGTCCGGTAACAGACGTGCCAAGTGACATGGCAATGGATGCTGACGATAACATTGACGATAACATTGACGACAACATTGACAACGACATAGATGATACTATGCAGCAAGAAATGGACGAAATGCTATCTCTTGACGAAGACGTAGCCGAATACGACTATGGCCATCGTAAATTTAAAGACGAAGGTGAGGAAGTTGACGAAATTGACCTTATATGGCAAGCAGTTGAAAATCCTCAAAGAATTAAGGGAAGCCCGGGCGATAATGGCCTGATACAAGAACTACACAACAAGTTAGCTTCTGATTATGCACAATATCTAGCAGAGACAGAACGCGAAAATGACACTGGCGTTATGAGTCCGTTAAGCGACCCAACAAAGCCCAGTTTTGACAAGGATCCACTTAGCGACGAAGAGCCTGTGGATGACGGCAGTCATAGCCCTATGAGTACTATTGTAAGGCAATACGCTTTCAAGTGAAAAGCAGCCGGCAGTCCAACAACGCAATTGCGTAAGTCATCGGATATAACTTATGCTTATTACTTTGATTGAGCATACGGTATTGCAAGTACACTGTTAAATGATCAACCATCCTGTGTTTTTACAGGATGGTTGATCATTTAATAACTTCATACCAGATCGTGCGAAACCATACAAATTCCTGCCGTCATTTGCATACATAGATGCTATGATATCAAAAGTACTCATAAGTATATCAGGAGGTTATACAAAATCGTATAGATCAACTGATGTAATGATCTCCTTGAATTGAGAGACACATGGGTAAAAATACGACTGAATTTGAAAAACTAAAGCCGGCTGGTAAGAAAATAACACTTACACAAGCACAATTTACTGAACTTGCTAACTGCCAGTTGAATCCTTTGTATTTTATGGAACACTTTATGTGTATACAGCATCCACTGAAAGGCAAAATGCAATTTGAAGCATATCAGTTTCAACGAGAATTGATTCATACATATTGGAAAAATAGAAATACTATAGCAATGATTCCTAGACAAAGTGGGAAATGTCTTACAAATATTACTATAATTACTATTAAACAGCAATCTACAGGAAACATATATGACATACCGATCGGAATCTACTACGAATGGGCAGCTTGTATGCGTGAAGGTACTACCTTGCCCGACATTAGCCAATATATCCGGCCGGCCCAAAATACAGAAAAACCAAAAGAAACCTAAGCCTGTTTATTTGTACGATATATCTTTTGGTAATAAAATTATAGAATACAATGGTAATTTTTGGCATGCTAACCCAACTATGTATGACGAGACATATGTGTGCCCATATACACGATTATCGTTTAATGAAATACGTAATAGAGATAATAACAAAATAAATACAGCCATAGCAAATGGCTACGACGTAATGATAGTCTGGGAATCGGACTATAAATCAAACCCTGAAAAAATCATAAAACAATGCATAGAATTTCTGAAAACGTAGATCGTAAATTTGTCGATCAAATTTCGTTAGATGACTGGGACATACTTACTGATTCTGGCTGGCAACCTTGTGTAGAAATATCAAAAACTGTTGAATATCAAGTTTATGACATGGTATTAGACAATGGATATCGGTTGCAATGTGCTGATAATCATATTGTATTTGATGAAAATCATGCTGAAATTTTTGTTAAAGATCTTACACCGCAGCATCGTGTACAAACTGATTGTGGGGCAGTGTCGGTGCGATCAGTTATACAAACTGCCGCAATGGAAATTATGTACGATGTGTCGGTTAATAATGTTGATCACAGGTATTATAGCAACGGTATACTTAGCCATAATACCACCACTGCTGCAGGTTATTTGCTGTGGTATGCTATGTACAATGACGATGTGACAGTGTTAATTGCTGCTAACAAATTCAAAGCAGCAAATGAAATTATGATGCGTATCAAATACGCATACGAAGAAATGCCAGACCATATACGTGCAGGCGTTATAGAATACAACGTAACAAGTATACGGTTTGACAACGGCTCAAGAATTGTAGCTACCACTACTACACCAGATAGCGGTCGTGGTATGAGTATTAGTCTGTTGTACTTAGACGAGTTTGCCTATGTACGACCTCGTGTAGCTGTGGAATTCTGGACAGCTATGGCACCTACATTAGCAACAGGCGGAAAATGCATAATAACATCTACTCCTGCCAGTGACGAGGACACTTTTGCCGAGCTGTGGTTTGGGGCAATCAACACAATTGATGAACACGGCAACGAGATTCCAAACGGCGTTGGTATTAATGGGTTTAAAGGTTTTAGCGCACGCTACAGTGACGTACCTGGCCGAGACGATGCGTGGGCAGCAATTGAGCGGGCAAAAATTGGCGCAGAACGTTTCCAGCGTGAATATGAATGCCAATTTGCAGGCGAAGAAAGTACATTGGTAAACAGTCTAACACTACAGCGTTTAAAAGGCATAGAGCCACTTTTCAAAACAGCCGAAGTTCGATGGTATGAAAAAATATCTCTTGATAAGACGTATATTGTAAGCCTTGATCCTAGTGCGGGAGTAAACAAAGACCCTGCATGCATCCAAGTGTATAGCATACCCGACATGGTTCAAGTAGCTGAATGGACTAGCAACAGAGTAAGCATTCCGAACCAAGTACGTACCATGCAAATTATAATTAATACATTGTATACAGAAGTTAAAAAGCAAGGTTATAAAGGCGAGCCGGACATATATTTTACTTTTGAAAATAATACTTTGGGAGAAGCTGCTATACAATCTGTTAATGACATTGGCGAAGAAAATTTCATGGGACAGTTGTTAAACGAGCCTCGAAAAACTGGGTTAGTTAGATATCGCAAAGGACTTAACACCAACGGACGCTCAAAAGCACAAGCTTGCCTGAAACTGAAAAGTCTTCTTGAAGGCAATCGACTTAAAATTAACAGCAAACTTCTTGTTAAACAACTGAAATTTTTTGTAAGTAAAGGCGATAGCTTTGCGGCCAAACAAGGCGAACACGACGATTGCGTTATGAGTACTATACTCTGCATTCGCATGATGCAAATGGTTACAAATTGGGACGACAGAGTAGGTGAGCTTCTTAAAGACGTGTTTGATGGCGATACAAACGATCAGCGCGATCCGTTACCATTTTCTGTAATGATCAGCTAAATACTATATCTATAAACGGAGATTATAATGGGTCACAACTGGTCGGTGGTTACAGATAAAATTTACGGAATCGTCAAAGGTTCTTGTAAAAAGCTGACTATGTATGACAAAGCTGGTAATGAAACAATAGATCCAGATGATGCTACTAGATTTTTTGGTACACTTGCTAGCCATAATCCTAAATTAGATAATTTTGCCATTCTTGTAGCACTACACGATCGTGGACAATACAGTTATATTAATATAAAAACACCCAACCTAAAAGACGACGTAGACTTTAAAAAAGTTCATCAAATACGGAATCATATACGTAAATCGGTGGGACAGAAAGAAGGTATAAAAGTTGTTTGGCAAGTTTTTGACAAAGAAATAGACCCAAAGGAGGAAGCAGTGAATAACATCAAAGAAAGTAAGGATGTCGGTAAGTGGTTTGGTACCACTAAAAGCTCCTTCCAGCGTATAGGCGAAGCTAAACTGATTATACGACATACAGACGCAATAAATGAAGAAAAAACAGGTGCTCGTACACGTCATATACGTGCTTTATTTGTCGAAAACAAAACAGGCGAAAGATTTGCTTATCCTCACTTACATATGAGCGGAGCTAGAGCATTTGCACGACACATTAGCAACGGCGGCACTAATTATGATTCTATTGCCGAGGGCATTATATCCCTTAGCGCAGATTATATTAGTTTGCGCCGAGCAGCACATACAATGCGTCAGCATCAAGTTGTATCGGATTGGACAGTAGGTGTTCGCAAAAGCATGGACGGAATTAATCGACGTCTTACAAGCTTGCATGGTTCAAAAGGCTATTCCAATGCAGAAAGCATACTAGCTAGCCAGTCCATGGTTCTCGACGAACAGTCGACAGACAGTTTATGGCAAAAATTATCAGAAGAATGTTCTTGCGGGCAAGAAGAACCAGAGTATAACAACCTTGGAGTTGCTGCAAAATACCTTAGCGGTGTTGACAACCAACCAAAACCAATAACATTTACTTGGAATCGGCGTCCAAACGTAAGTGATGTGCCAGACGGCCACCAAATGTTAGAAAGATTACATTGGCAAATAAGCGAACTTGCTGATGCATGTGCAGATCCGCATGCATCAGCAAGATTATCCGAAATTGCCAAAATGATTGCAGCTGATATTAAACCTACACAACAAGACCTTGAACTGGTACGCGAAGCAATTGCCAGCAGCATAAACGAGCCTCAAGAGTCAATTCTTCCTGAAGAGGCCGAGCTGGAACGATTTTTAAATGAATTTACAACAGAATCTATATTTGCCGAAGCTGATGACCCAACCGACGACGAAGTAAAAGAGCTTTATTGCTCAAACTGTGGTGGAAAATTCGCTGCAAAAAATGGTCGCAGAGATGGGTTTAGCCATTGCAAAAATCATAAAGGATTCACGCCATTAAGTGAATCAACTGAAGACAAAACTGACGACGTGGATGAAGGTTATCAAGTAATGCGGCCAATGGATAAAGATCGTTATCAAGAACGTTCGGGCTTAGAAGGTCCGTTTATGACAAAATCCGGAAAGGTAGTTTACTACGACCCAAAAGAAGGGAAATATTACGATCCGGACAGTGACTTTTACATAGACTACGACGACTATGCTGCAATGAATACCGAAAGTATGGATAAAAACAACAACTACTCTTCTAACACAACAAAGAAACATAAATTTCGTGTTTATATGAAACCTATAATTGGCCGACGCCAATCATTTGTAAATCGTGACGAGCCCGAAGCAGAGAAATATGCAATAGAACCTGTAGAACCTGCTAAGAAACCAGAAAAACTACTAATAACAGTGCCGGCTACTAATACTTCACAAGCTAGAACAACGCTTGCAAAGTATCTGTCAAAAAACTTTGGACAAGCATTTATTCTTAAAATTGAATATGTTGGTGTTGATGACAACGTAGACGAAGACGATGCGTATGGGGAACCTACAAAAGATGACATAATATGGTGCTCAAACTGTGGTGAAAGATTTCATGGAAATGGACGTAAACATGGATTCAGCCATTGCGAGAATCACAAAGGGTTTAAGATGATATATGAAACCCTTGTAACAGATGATGAAAATGTCGACGAAGGCGATGCGTATGGTGTTGCACAAAAGGACCGGGAACGCAAAGAAGAAATTGCGTACAACAAGGAGCAGCGTGCAAAACGCTGGAACTTTGGCGAACCTATAAAAGACGACACCGCTGCTGACAGCGATTTAGAAGAGGATACAGCCGATGAAAATATCAACGAAGGTTGGTCAATAGCCAAACCTATTGACACAGATAGATATCAATCTCGAGCTGGATTGGAAGGACCATTCATGACCAAGGTTGGTAAAGTGGTTTATTATGATCCAAAAGAAGGCAAGTATTACGATCCTGACAGTGACTTCTATATCGATTATGATGACTACGCTGCAATGAATGAAGAAAGTTCTGTTGGCAGTGACAACCCCTGTCATGTATGCGACGGCAGCGGTACACATCGCGGTAAAACATGTCGTTTGTGCGACGGCAGCGGGTTGTCAAGTGCTGGACACCATAGTGTAGAAGAAGCAGAATCGGACATTAGATTTATTCCCGGCGTGCCTGGCGAGGCAATTTTAAAAATAGGTAACTACTATCTTGTTTGGGACAGAGACAGGTACGAGTCTCGAACTGTAAAAAACGAGTATGATGTTTATCAACAAACTGGCGACACTTTTAAACATATTGAAAATCTTAATATGCCGTATGACCCTCCGGGCCATGCAACTGCCATGTTTATTAAAAAGTATTCACATATGACAGAGTCTGAAAATATAAAAAGAATTAAACACTTAGCAGGAATTTAATAGAAATCCGGTCAACAGACCGGATTTTTTTGCCATTTTTAAATTTGCACAAGCCGATTAGTATAAATACTATTGTCAGTAGTAGAACAGAACGATGATCTACTATTGTCTTAGACCATTATTAGGCACACAAAGGAGGCACACACAATGGCATTAACATTTAAAGAAATCCAAGCTAAGCTGCTAGCACAGCAAGCTAACAAAGACCGCGCCAAGAACGGCAGCGGCTTCGGCGGCGATAACGCTATCTATCCATTCTGGAACAATCCTGAAGGCTCAAGTGCAACGTTGCGCTTCCTTCCAGACGGCGACGAAACAAACGACTTCTTTTGGCTCGAACGCCTTATTATTAAACTTCCATTCCCTGGTGTTAAAGGCGACGTAACAGGTAAGCCTGTTGAGGTACAAGTTCCATGTACCGATATGTGGAAGCCTAATTCTTGCCCAATTACAGCCGAGATTCGCCCATGGTGGAAAGACAAAAGCTTGGAAGATATGGCTCGCAAATACTACAAGAAAAAGAGCTATCTATTCCAAGGTTTTGTCACTTCGAATCCAAACAAGGATGATCAAGAACCCGCCAATCCAATCCGTAGATTTATCATTAATCCATCTGTGTTTGATGTTATTAAGTCAATCCTAATGGATCAGGATCTTGAAAATAGTCCTACTGATTATGACCACGGACGCGATTTCTACCTTCTCAAAACTACTAAAGGCGGCTATGCAAACTATGCCAGCAGCAAGTGGGCTATGAAAGAACGTCCGTTAACTGACGACGAGCGCAATGCGATTGCACAGCATGGACTTTGGAATCTTTCTAGTTTCCTTCCTAAGAAGCCAGACGATGCACATCTCAATGCAATCATGGAGCTTTTCACAGCAAGCGTAAACGAAGAGTTGTATGACGTAGACAAGTGGGGACAGTTTTATCGTCCTAACGGTATGCGTCTTGATAGCAATGGATCTGAGAACGACTCAAGCGATGCTACAACCAATGTTACAACGGTTGCAGCACCAAAGGTCACTGCAAGCTCAATCCTTAATCGGTTGCCATCAAAGCCTGCGGCTAGCGAAGAAACTTCGCCACCGTGGGATGAGCCAGCTACCCCGGCAGCCACAACCGTAACAGCGGACAAGCCGAAGATGCAGTCACCTGATGACATTATTGCTGCAATACGTCGTCGTCAGCAGCAAAAGTAATTAGACAAAAAACAGGGGGAGGACCAAAATCCTCCCCAGTCTTTTTAGGCAGATACCATCTGCCAACAGCATTGTATTGACAGGAGTATAAGAACATGCGGCCATTTGACATCAGTAAGTTTAGAAAGGATTTAACGAAAAGCATTCCCGGTATTTCGTTAGGTTTCCATGATCCAAAACATTGGATTGATTCGGGAAATTATGCATTAAATTATGGCATCTCGGGTAATTTCCTCAGAGGAATTCCTCTAGGTAAGGTTACCATGTTTGCAGGACAAAGTGGCAGTGGCAAGAGCTACATTTGTTCTGGTAACCTGGTACGAAATGCACAAAAGCAGGGTATATTTGTCGTATTGATCGACACGGAAAACGCACTAGACGAGAATTGGCTAAAACCTCTAGGAGTGGACACAAGCGACGACAAGCTGCTCAAGGTCAACATGGCAATGATTGACGACGTTGCACGTCTAATGAGCGATTTCATGAAGGACTATAAGACAAGATTTGACAATGTCGACGAAAAAGATCGCCCAAAGGTACTGTTTGTGCTTGATAGCTTGGGAATGTTGCTTACACCAACAGACGTTAATCAGTTCCAATCTGGCGACCTAAAAGGTGATATGGGCCGCAAGCCAAAGGCCCTTGCAGCTCTGGTTCGAAATTGCGTGAACATGTTTGGTGAGTATGATGTGGGCATGGTGGTGACCAATCATAGCTACGCAAGCCAAGACATGTTTGATCCTGACGATAAGATTTCTGGAGGTCAGGGTTTCATTTATGCATCATCAATTGTGGTTGCAATGCAGAAGCGCAAGCTCAAGGAAGACGAAGACGGAAAGAAAGTAACCGACGTTCGTGGTATTCGTGCTGCTTGCAAGATCATGAAGACCAGGTATAATAAGCCCTTTGAAAATGTTGAGATCAAGATACCCTGGGATTCAGGAATGGACCCTTACAGTGGGCTAATTAACTTGTTTGAAAAGAAGGGCGCGCTTGTAAAGGACAGCACAAAGCTAAAATATGTTGACAGATCCGGCAAAGAACATAAGTATTTCAAGAATTCCATTCCTGATAGTCTTCTTGATTTGATTATGG